CCAAATCCAAGCAAGAAAATTCACTTTCTTAGTACAAAAAGGTTTTGACGGTTGGGATATCTACACTGAAAAGAGAACAAATGGTGATAGATTCCAATTGGGTGGTGCTGGATATCAAAAAGGAGCTTGTTCAACTACAAGATATCCAAACGCAACAGGTTGGGGAGCTTTCAAACCAATTGCAATTGATAACTTCACAGACTACGCAAACACTGACTACTACGCTTACTTATTAGGTATTAATACATTCGCAAACCCTGAAGCAACAACAATTAACGTATTTGCAACACCGGGTATTGATTATATTAACAACTCAAACTTAGTTGAAGATGCTATATCAATGATTACATATGACAGAGCAGATTCAATCTACATTTGTACAACACCTGACTGTAACTTAAATATTCCTGTACAAACAGGTAACTTTATTTACCCAACAGAAGCGGTTGACAACTTGGTAAATACCGGAATTGATTCTAACTACACAGCAACTTACTACCCATGGATTTTAGTTAGAGACACTGTTAATAACACACAAATTTACTTACCACCAACAAATGAAGTTTGTAGAAACTTAGCGTTGACTGACAACATTTCATTCCCATGGTTCGCAACTGCGGGTTACACAAGAGGTTTGGTTAACTCAATCAAAGCTCGTAAGAAACTTACACAACAAGACAGAGATACATTGTATCAAGGTAGAATTAACCCTATCGCAACTTTCTCTGATGTTGGAACTGTAATTTGGGGTAACAAAACACTTCAAATTGCTGACTCGGCATTAAACAGAATCAACGTAAGAAGATTATTGTTACAAGCTCGTAAGTTAATTTCAGCAGTTTCTGTAAGATTGTTGTTTGAACAAAACGACGCTAAAGTAAGACAAGACTTCTTGGATTCTGTTAACCCTATCTTGGACGCTATTAGAAGAGACAGAGGTTTGTATGACTTCCGTGTTACAGTAAGTAACTCACCAGAAGACTTAGACAGAAACACAATGACAGGTAAAATTTACTTGAAACCAACAAAAGCGTTGGAATTCATTGAAATTGATTTCTTGATTACTCCAACAGGAGCATCATTCGAAAACATTTAATAAAACAAAGTGGGAGGTCAAACTCCCACTTTTTAGCCATTACATTTTAGATGAAATTAAAAAAAGTATTAAAAGAGGGATTTGATGACGCTGGTACACCGGACTTAAAATATTACGCATTTGATTGGGATGATAATTTAATGTACATGCCTACAAAAATTATTTTAAGAGATGATAAAGGTGATGAAGTCCCAATGTCTACCGAAGATTTTGCCGAACACAGACATCAAATAGGTAAAGAAGATTTTGATTATAATGGACACAAAATTGTTGGGTATGCCGACCAACCTTATAGAAATTTTAGAGAAGGTGGTGACAAACAATTTAAGGTTGATGCGATGAAAGCAAAAATTGGTCCTGCTTGGTCTGATTTTGTGGAAGCGATTAATAACGGGTCTATTTTTTCAATTATTACTGCTCGTGGTCATAACCCTGAGACAATTAAAGATGCAATTTACAATTTAATTGTGTCTGACCATCAGGGTATAAATAAAGAGTTATTATTAAAGAATCTTAGAAAATACAGGGACATTTCAGGAATGGAAGACAAATCAGATATGGAATTAATTAAAGACTATCTCGAGATGAACAAATACTACCCCGTTAGTTTTCTTGACCCAACAGGTGCCGGAAATCCCGAACAATTAAAAGTGGACGCAATGAGAGAATTTATTTCTTATGTAAAATCTCAAGCAAAACAATTAGGGAAAAAATTATATCTTAAAAATGATATAAAGAATAACTTTGTTCCTAGTATTGGTTTTTCAGATGATGATATTAAGAATGTAGAAGTAATGAAGAAGAGTTTTGAAGATGAACCAATGTTAAAAAACTACTATACTGGTAAAGGAGCTAAAACTAAATACTAATGTGAGTATAATTTTGAAAAAAACAAAGTAAAGGCAAAAATTTTCTAGTAGTATGTATTTATAAAGAAATAAACTAAAACAAACGTAAAAAAAACAAATATACCATGGCTGATTTATTAATGAAAATGCCGGTTCCTTACGAACCAAAAAGAGCGAACCGATTTATATTGAGATTCGACACAACTTTAGGTATTAATGAATGGTTCGTAGAATCATCAGGAAGACCATCTATTGACATCAACTCTACAGAAATACAATTTTTGAACACTTCTACATTCGTAGCAGGTCGTTTCAAATGGAACCCAATTTCTGTTAAATTCCGTGACCCAATTGGTCCATCAGCAACTCAGGCTCTTATGGAGTGGGTTCGTTTACATGCAGAATCTGTTACAGGTCGTATGGGTTATGCTGCAGGTTACAAGAAAAATGTTGACCTTGAAATGTTAGACCCAACTGGTGTTGTCGTAGAAAAATGGATTTTGGACGGATGTATGATTACAAAGGCTGCTTGGGATAACGTAGCTTACAGTGATGACAAATTAGCGGGATTAGACGTTACATTACAAATGGACCGTTGTATCTTGGTTTACTAATTTGGTATTTACTTTTATTATTGATTAATAATTAATCTAAGGTATATTTAACACAGGGACTAATTCCCTGTGTTTTTTTTATGGAAGAAAATTTAATGAAATATGGTCAACAAGAATTTAACTTACCACATGACGTGGTTAAACTTCCATCGGAAGGTAAATTCTACAAATCAAAAAAGAAGTCGGTTAAAGTAGGTTACTTAACTGCGGCTGATGAAAATACAATCATGGCTTCAAATGGTGATGACTTAGTGATGAGTTTACTCCGTAGTAAAGTTTATGAACCAGATTTAAGACCTGAAGACATGTTAAATGGTGACATTGAAGCATTGTTAATATTCTTAAGAAATACATCTTTTGGTCCTGAATATAAAATTTCAGTAATTGACCCCCAAACTAATAAGAGATTCCAAACTGAAATCATGTTGGACTCTTTGGATTTCAAAAAAACATCTGTAACACCAAATGATGACGGAACATTTGACGTTACATTACCAAAATCTGGTGTTAATGTTAGAATTAAACCATTAACTTGGAAAGAAGTACAAGAAATTAACAAACTGGGTGAAGGTTATCCTGTTGGTAGAGTGGCACCAAAAGTTAGTTGGAGACTTCAAAAACAAATTGTATCTGTTGCTGGAGATAGTGACCAAGGTACAATTAACAAATTTGTTGAGGGTTTACCAATTATGGATTCCAAATATATTAGAAATTTTATTACAGAAAATGAACCCCAATTAGATTTAAGAAAAGTAGTTATGACCCCGTCAGGAGAAAAGGTAGATGTCGAAATCGCCTTCGGGGTGGAGTTTTTTCGCGTTTTCTTCTGATTACAAAAAATATCAATTGGACGAGTTTTACGTCCTCAACAAGAATTTGAATATTTCTTGGACTGAATACCATTTAATACCCACATTTGCTCGTAGGTATTTGGTTGACAAAATTATTGAAAGTTTTTCAAAAACATAATGTATTCTATTTATTAGAATAAGTTATTATGCAACAAAACACAAATCCAAATACACCAGTAGAACCAAGTGGTATTGATAAACTTGGTAAAATGTTGAATGACTTAAAAAATTCAGTCAATAGTGTTTACGATGGTTTAGTTCAAGGAACAATAGATTTAGAATCACAACTTGCGGAACTTAACGCAAGTATGGCTGGAACTTTGGGTCAAACCCAAAAAGCTATTGCGGGGTTAAGACAAGAAGCGGCAATTGCTTACCCAACCATTGTTGGATTAGGTGGTTCATTTTCTGATGTTCAAACAATTCAAGAAGGTATTGCTCAACAACTTAATACGAATGTTGTTACATTAGGTGAAACTGTTAGTGGTTTATATGCTGGCGCCAAAGCGGTTGGACTTTCAAGTAGTGAAGTGGGTAGAGTTGTAGAAGGATTCCAAAACGCAGGTATTCAAACTGATTATATAAAAGATAACATGCAGAAAACTGTGGACATTGCACGTAATGTGGGTGTTAATACAAGTGCGGTTTTCAAAAATGTTCAGGATAACTTATCAACAATTAACAAATACGGTTTTCAAGGTGGTGTTGAAGGTTTGGCAAGAATGTCGGCACAAGCCGCTGGATTACGTATTAACATGCAAGAAATCTTTGGTTTTGCTGAAAGGGTGTTTAATCCTGAAGGTGCTGTCGAAATGGTTTCAGCGTTTCAAAGGATGGGGGTTGCTGCGGGTGATTTAGCGGACCCATTCAGATTAATGTACTTGGCTTCTGAAGACACTGAAGAACTACAGAAACAAGTTGTTAAGATGACCGAAAAATTCACTTACTTTGATGAAAAGAGTAAAGAATTTAAGGTTTTCCCAAATGCTAAACGTGATTTAAGGGAAATTTCTAACCAAACTGGTATTGGTTATGAAGAATTGGTTAAGATGTCTACGGCAGGACAAAAAATGAATATGTTAGCCAAAGACTTCAAAATTGGGGGTCTTGACGAGGAGTCAAAACAATTCATTGCCAATGTTGCTACATATAGTAAAGAACAAGGTGGATTTACAGTTAAAGTTAAAGGTGAACAAAAATTGGTTTCATCGTTAAGTACTGGTGACTTAAAAGAATTAAAAGAAGCCCAAGCACCTGTTAGTGTTGAAGATTTGGCGAGAGAACAACTTAGTGAATCTAAATTGGCGGTAGCTGCTCTGGGTGAAATTAAGGCCACATTACAAGCCACAGCTGCAGGGGCAAGAGCACCACAAGATTTAAGAGAAGTAATAAGAGGAACAATTGTTTCAGCCTCCAAATCTGCTCGTGAGACTGGTGGAAATGTTAGGGGTGGAATTGGTAAAGCTAATGAGTTCTATAAAGAAACAGGACAAAGTTTAATTGATTTGATGTCAAGTGAGGGTGGAATTGATAAAATGGCTCAAGTATTAAAGAAAGGTGGTAATGATATTGAATCTGGTCTTAAAAAAATGACTGAAACATTTTCTAATTTTAATTATGAAGGTGCTGCAAAACCATATATTTCTTCAGGAAATAAAATTGCTGAAGGAGCTTCGGCAGCTTATGATGGTTTAACAAAACTTGGAAACAAAGCCGTTGCATTGTTTAGTGATAAAGGTATTGAGAAAAAAACAGCAGTTGAAAAACAAACAAATGTTAATAGTTCAACCACAATTGATTTTAATCCACTAAAAGTACAAGGTGATATTAATTTCAACTTGAAAAATACGGATGGTTCAACAACAAAATTAACTCAAGACCAAATTAATCAATTACTTAATAGCGCTGAATTCCAAAAAACTTTCCAAAGAATGTTTGCTGATATGCAATCAAAAGGAACTTATCCAAATATGCCAAGTAAATCTGGTGGTAGATAAAAAAAATAAATAAACTTCTATTTATAGAGGAAACAATAAAACATGCCAAGTCAATTAAGTTTTAGTGCTACACAACTTTTAAGAAACAAACTTTTGGTAAGGAACCTAAAACCTTACACAAAACCTGGCGTGTATACATCAACTTCATCACCAGCACCTGGTGATTTGGTACAAAATGATTATTCTGTAATAGATTCACCTGATGGTTTAATAGATAACGACCCATTTGCGGATTTATTATATACCAATAACATTTTTGGTCCAAATGGTGGATATAATAAAAATATTAATGGTTTAATTAATACACAACAAGCTATATCTAACCAAGGACCTTATGGTTCGTTTCCACCATATACTAACGCCTTACAAGACTATTCGGTAAGTTTTCAAAAGAAAGTTTATGTAAAAAATGCTTATAGTCCAAATGATAAAGTATTCAGATATTATGATATCGGTGATGTTATTAATGTTCAGAAAAACGCTTCATATTGGGACCCACCAAGTTTCAGACCATCATCTTACTCACCATATTCGGTTTTATTACAGGCCGACCCAACTGGTGACAATGGACCAGCGTCTGATGACTCAAAACTAGCTCAAATAGGTGTTGAACGTGGAAAATACTCTTTCCAACAAAGAGTTAATCAAAGTGTTCGTGCACAAACTCTTGGTAGAGTAAATATTCTTAACGGTTTACAGGACCCAGTACAACTTGCAATGATTATTGCGGGTAAACGTCCATTAATTGCTCGTGATTATAAAATTACTTCAGGTGGGGGAAACATATTATCACAAGGACAAGATATTGTTGAAAGAATTGCTGGATTTACGTTACCATTTTCACCAATACCTGGAAGTTACTATCAATACCGTGATTTCAATTCATCACAATCTTTAACAAGAGCTGCGGGTGATGGAAAACGTGGTGGATTGTTTGGTTTGTTTGGTTCAAGACCAACATCCCCTTCACAATTATTCTTAGACTATACGGGTTCAGGGCAAAGAGAACAACTGACAAACAATTTAGATAGTAATAGATATAGACCTAAATACAATACTGGAGGTGCTGGTATTATATCTACAATAGGAAATGCTATTACAGGCGCCTTCTCACAGGACATGAGTGAAGGTAACTACTATGTAGGTAGTCCATCAAGAGAACCCGAATATTTAACATCACCAGCAGGACAAGTTCCAATTGACCAATATGGCGCTCAAGTAAACGCTCCCGTTTATGGTCCTGATATTTTAGGTAAAGAATATGAAGGTGTTGATAAAAACTTCAAATTTGGTTTACAAGGTAGAGCGTTTGATGATGATGGTAATATTACAGGTGGTTTTACATGGGTTAGTGGTAAATGGGCTCCAAATGCTGGTAGAAGACAAAAACCAGGTGGTGATTATGGAACTGAAAGTCCTGATTGGCCATCAATATCCGACCAAGTAGTATCAACAGAATCTGTTAATTATGAATTCAAACCAGGTTCAATCTTAGATAATACTCAAAGATTAATTGATTCTCAACCTAATTCAGGTGCTCGTTTTGGACACGTTGGAAACGCTATTGACCAAACATCTAAAGTATTTTTTGATGGTTATAAAGAGATTACCAAAGGTTCACAAGTTATTAAATATAGTGATGGACAAGCCAATGTAGGTATTGAATATTGTCGTGTGTTTACTAAAGATACACCATATTACTCATTCAATGATTTACAGAAAAAAGAAGGGAACATTCGTAAATTTAGTTATTCAATCTTAGATTCGACATACAATTTGAATATAGCACCTGAAAAAGGTGGTGATAGTCTAATTACGACTGGTACTAAAAATGGTATCACACAAGGACAAGTTAAAAAATATTTGTTTTCAATTGAAAATTTAGCATGGAGAACAGGACATAGGGCTGGTTACCGTGTAAGTGATTTACCGGCTTGTGAACAAGGACCAAATGGTGGTAGAGTTATGTGGTTTCCCCCATATGATATAGCAATTACCGAGGATACAAGACCACAGTTCAATGAAAACGTATTCTTAGGTAGACCTGAACCAATTTACACTTATAGAAACACATCAAGAAGTGGAACATTAAAGTGGAAAATGATTGTTGACCACCCGTCAATTATGGATTTGATTGTAAATAAAGTTTTGGCTAACGAAGGTGATAGAGCCAAGGCTGATTCAATAATTGATTCATTTTTTGCGGGATGTAAAAAATATGATTTGTATGATTTAGCACAAATTTACAATACGGTACCTTTGACTGAATTACAGGCTTGGCAAGAAGTTATTAATAACCCAAATGTGACTCAGGAACAATTCCAAAGTGCTGTTGATAATGTTCAAACTAACACCAATAACACTCCTACAAACGCACCAAATCAAACTGATGCTACACCACAAAAAACATTAGACGAATTTAAGAATTTAGGTTTTTATTTTGATAATGACATTCCTGGTACTAACCCACAACTTACAACATCAACTGATTTCCAATCAGCTTACGCAGCCTACACATCAATTAGTAATAAACAAACTTATGAGAAGAAAAACGCAACAACGGCTAAATTCTTTTCAAGTGTGGTCGAGGACAACTATACATCATTACAAAAACTTGTTGGTGAGATGTATAATATTATTACACAAAAACAAGCGGCACAAATTGTATTGGCTTTACAGGGTAGTTCTTCATCACCACAGACAGTTGATTACAATAAAAAATTATCGTCAAGAAGAATTGATTCGGTTTTACAATTCTTAAAAACATATAAATTTGACGGGACAAATAGTTTGGGTGAATTAGTTGGAACTAAAATTCTTTTATCACAAACAGCTGCGGGTGAAGAAATAGTACTTGTTACACCAATCCAAAGTGATAAAAAAGCGTATGGTACTGTAGATTGTCATAAAGACTTTACTGGTGATAATAAAATATATTCAACAGATGCTATGTCTTGTCGAGCGGTTATTGTAACGGACATTACGATAATTCCAAACCAACCAAATCCTGAACCAAATAATAACGCTGCACAACAAAAAACGTTGGAAGATGGTAAACCATTACAACCAAGAAAACCTTTCCAAAACAATTTGGCTAACGTTGACCCAGTAAAATCACTTTACAAGGGAGCGTCTAAGAAATTGTTACGATACCTTTTGAATGAGTGTGATTACTTTGAAGTTCTTAAGGCTGACAACCCATTTATTTACGATTCGATTAAAGAAAAGTTAAAATATTTCCAACCAACGTTCCACTCGATGACACCTGAAGGTTTGAACTCAAGATTGACGTTCTTACAACAATGTGCAAGACCTGGTGAAACAATTCCTACAATTGGACCTAATGGTGAGAAACTTTATAATGATGCGTTAAATACATCATTTGGGGCACCACCAGTATTGGTATTAAGAGTGGGTGACTTCTTTAATACTAAGATTATACCAACGGGTATTAACTTTAGTTATGATAAAACATGGGATATGAACCCTGAAGGTATTGGTTTCCAACCAATGATTGTTGAGGTAAATTTAAGTTTCAACTTGGTTGGTGGTATGGGATTGAAAAACCCGATTGATACACTACAAAACGCTTTATCGTTTAACTACTACGCCAATACAGAAATGTATGATGAAAGAGCTGAGGCGACTGAAGATACAAGTAAATTGGATAGACAGGTTGTACAAAGTCTTATAGAGTCTCAAAAAGTTGTTGGTGTTTCATCAGTTC